CCGGCAAGGTGCTTTCCACTAAGGGTCGGAAGGTATTGAACGAACGGGCGCACAAGACGATTGCAACGGCATTGTCTAATTTGGCACGTCGCGACAACCACGATGCTAATGAAACCGCGAAGGCAGCCCGGAAACGGGCGTATAGTTACGCCAAGCGTGGAATTTTTGGCGACGTTTCCGAAGCGTAGGAGACGCTAAATGAATAGCATGGGACGGCCCTTCGCGGTTTACGCTGATTGTCAAGACAGCGGCAAGCCGGTTGAAATGTTTTCCATTGAACAACAGAAAAGCCGTCTGGTCCTTGCCAGCGGTGATAATCTTGTTGACCCTACCCGTGAAATGCTGGTGGAAACTACTAAATGGCTTCCGGCTTTTGCCGAACAATATAATATCAGCGCGGACCTTCGTGACTATGTAATGGTCCCCGTTGTAATTATGCCGAGCGATCTTCCTAATCGCAACGCACAGGCTTTTCCTTATGAAGAATTAATTAAAGCAAATGTCGAAGTTGGTCGGTTAGCCTATCAGACTTGGACTGCCAAACCTACTTTCCAGGATCACCAGAATAGCGATCATACCAAGGCCAAGGGAATTATTTTTGCGTCGGTTATGCGGCCAATCCCTCGGGCACGCGGTAATCTGTGGAAGGTAATCTGCCTCTGCGGTTATGATCGTTCCACGCAGCCGGTATTAGCTAATCAAATTCTTACCGGTGAGCGCAATTCGTATTCGATGGGTGCATGGTCAGAGCATTTCATTTGTTCTATTTGTGGTGCTGTGCATAACGCTAAACAGCCCGGCTGTGATCATATCAATATCAAGATGCCACGCCTCACTAAATACGATAATGGTAAGCTGGCATATGCTCAGGCCCGCAATATTTTGGGGTTTGAGGTCAGCAGCGTGCAAACACCGGCATACTTTTCAGCTACAACAAATGATATTATGACTTGGGATAAATAATATGCCTGCTAAGGGCCAACTCGCAAATGTAGAACACTATAAAGCGCGAGTAAAGAAAATACATAAAGGCCATATTACAATTATAGGAGAATACTTAGGTTCAAAACAACCTATCAAAGCACGTTGCAAAAATGGTCATACTTGGACACCCATAGCTCAATATTTAACAATGGGGCAAGGCTGTCGTAAGTGTGGGCATATTAGAACGATAAATAGTGTTAGACTAACACATGATGAATACGTCAAGCGTATTACAAATAAGTTTTCTGGTCAGATTAAGGTAATTGGAACCTATAGTAAACAAACAGTTAACCTAAAGCATGAATGCAGCATTCATGGCGTATTTGAAAATACACCTGATAGCATGATGAATAAGCTAAAATATGGTTGTCCTGAATGCACAAAAATTGGAAAAGGGATTAACCGTAAAAAGAGCAACAATGAAGTAATAGCGCAAATTTTTGCTAAACACGGCACCAGGGTTAAGCTTATAGAACCTTATAGCGGATCACGGGTTCCACATAAGTTTAAATGTGAAAAAGGTCATACATGGAAAACCACACCTGATTCCGTAATTCGTATTTCAGGTTGTCCAACTTGTAACGACCCTCTTAGATTTTCAAAAGTGGCTATAAAGTGGATTAAAAAGTATTGTAAAGCAAATTCACTAGGTAAAGCCCAACATGCACTAAATGGCGGTGAAGTTTGGCTATACGGAAGTAGCGGGCAGCGTTACAAAGTAGATGGGTTTTTGCATAAGCATAATTTAGTTTTAGAATTTAACGGGGACTGTTTTCATGGCAACCCCGCTAAATTCAAACCAACTGACAAACCAAATCCATATAGTAATCTAACTGCAAAAGAGTTGTATAAAAATACAAAGCGTAAAGCTAAAGACTTAACTAATGCTGGATATAAAGTTGTGTCAGTTTGGGAGTCAGATTTTAAAAGTGGTAAGCTGGTTAGTAGTGTAACCGTGCCTGCGTATTATTCTGCTACTACTGACGACATTATGACGTGGAACAATTGATTCCCGTATTCTTATAATTTACAGCGTTGCGAACGGCGCAAGGCTACTATTGCTTAATAGGAGGTAATACATGGCAAAGATTTTTAAGCGAACTCAACAGGCGATTGCGAGTGTAAAGCACCCGCTTATTGCCGCTGCTTATACTAAGAAGCCTAAGCTGGTATTTGCGCTCCATTCGTGCAGCCATTGCAGCACGCAGGTTGTTGTTAATAAGTTTGCAAAGCCTGCTTGCCCGGTGTGCGCGAATACCATGACCCCGGTTGGCGACGCCAGCACGGACATGACGCTGACGCCGAATGAGATTAATGAATTGCCGAAGGTTGGTCATTGCGAGTCGTGTGATACTGAATATCATGCGATGCCGGATGCCGCGCCGACGCTTGCTAATCATAAGATGCATTGCACGGTTTGCGCTTCCGTAGTTGATATGGAAATGCCCGAGGAAATTTCTGAGGATACGTCCGAGGAAATGGAGGATGTTTCCGAGGATGAGTCCGATATGGAGCCCGTAGAGAGCGAAATGGAGGATGACTCTGAGGAATATGATGACTCCACGGATTCCGAGGGTGATGAATTTCCTGAGGAAGAAATGGACGTTGAGGCGGAAATGACCGAGGACGCCGAGACGGAAGATTCTTCGGAAGAAGATTCGGACCCGATGGCTGATGGTTCGGATTTTGTTTCTGACGAAGAAACTAAGACGGCACCGGAAGGCGACGCTACGGTGACGGCTTCCACGAAGAAGCGCAAGAAGATTAAGTATAATCCGCTTGCTGCTGTTCTCGCCAAGCTTGATGACGCGCAAATTGATGTAATTATGATTAGCGCGGGCGAGAGCGCCGAGAGCGTCAAGTGGTATATGTTTGCGAATGATCGTCCGGTGGCGATTGCTCGTTATAACAATGCCTCTGACAACGTTAAGACCATTTTTGGTTCTAATAAGTTCCTTGCTGCTTTCAAGGCTACTGCCGAGGAAGGTCTTACCGAGCAGGCTGTGACGGATTTCGGCTTTGAGCCGATTAATGTCGAGGTTCCGGTAGATGACGCTGCTGCTCAGAATATTGAGCAACAGGTAACGGCGGCTACTAAGAAGTTTGCCGCTACTGCTGGTGATACCAAGAAGCTGTTTGAACGCTGCATTGGTATTGCCTCTGTTGGTATCAATAAGGGCGTATTTAGCGATATTGATAATACCTTCCGTGCTGCCCTTATTGCTCGTTTGAATTCGCTGCGCGTCCGTGACGCTGAATCTGTTGTAGATTCTGTGCTGGCGGAGCATGGTGAATCTCTGCTTCGGTCCATTGTGGTCAAGGCGACCGAATTGACCGATAAATCGCCCGAGGCACTTGACGAAATCGCGGATATGGTTTCGCAGGCCAGCTATCGTGCGCCGTCCCGTTCTTCGGGCGGTAATTCTTCGCGTTCGCGTATTCCTTTCATGGCTTCGGCGGAGCCCACCGAAGGCGTCACCGATGATTCGTCGGATGACGAATCCGATATTTCTAATTCCAATTCGGTAACTACTCCGGCTTCTGGTTTTGACGCCCAGATGCAAGAAGTTGTTTCCTCCCTCGGTCGGCGCTTTATCTAAAACCGCAACTGAGTAATTTCTAACAGCATATAGATTGGAGAAAGTCTATGCTCGATCTTACCCGCACTCGCATTAAGGACACCCGTTCCTTTCCTATCCTGTCCAGCGCCGTCATCGCGCAGGAAGGTCTTTGCCTCCAGCACGTTCTTGAAGATGGCAAGATGAAGGTAAAGCCTTCCACCGGCACCAGCGGTGATGAGAATGCCATTTTCGTTGGTATTTCTTGGGGTGAGCGTTTCGCGGTTCCCGCGACGCTGCCGTTTGTTGAGGAATTGACGGTTGCTTCCGGCAAGGTAACTCTGTCCAAGGTAGCTACGGCTGCGGCGGATATGCTGGTTGTGACGGATGGCGTTGGTGGCACCAAGCTGGCTTCGACTTCTGGTTCGCCCACGAATACTCAGTTTAAGCTGGAATCCAATTCTCGTGATGTGACGGTGCATTCGAATCACGAGGGTAAGAAGCTTTACCTCGTTTATCGCTACTCGCCCACGATTCTTGAGGCGCAGTCGCTTTTTGGCGATGCTTACCCCGGCGCTCGCGCGCATTCTGTGCTGATGGAAGCCGGTGTTATTACCAAGGGTGTTGTTTATACTGACCAGTTTGATACGTCGGTTAATTGGCACACTATTGATAGCGTTGCTGCTGCTGAAACCATCCGTGGTGGTGCTAATGGTCGTCTGACCGTTCATGCTACTGACGGGTGCAGCCTGACGGGCTATGCGTTTATTGTTGAGGCCCCGACGGCTGGTAAGCCGTGGCTTGGCATTGAGATTGACCGCTAATAATTGTGCAATAGCGCATAACTGATTAGGAGATTATATTCATGCGAACCACCGGTTCCTTCTCGCTTCGCGGTCGGCCTGCTACTCCGGGCCGCGAAGCTAAGATTCCTGGCACGCAGGATAACTTTGTTGGTCGCGACGGTCATATTTCCGCCTGGAACCGCAAGGATGCGATGCGTGTAATTTCTTCGCTGCTCAACGAGTCGCGTGCGGGCCGCGTAGATGTAAGCGACCGAACGGCGGTAACTGCGGAAGCGCATCGTGAAAAGGTGCGTAAGAGCCGCGAAGTGCTGCTCGCTGCTTATAATGATCGCACGGGTGCGAATTGGTCGAAGCTTGGTGCGAATATTTCCGGTCAGATTACGGAGTCTGCTGACCGCGAAGGCTTTATGCGCCGTCTGCTGATCCGTAATGATCTGCAACAGGGCAATTATCCGCGCATCCGCATTAAGAAGAAGAAGGTTACTGCGGTTGTGATGACGACTGAATCGCAGATTCAGCCGCAGTTTGTTCGCGATGATTACCTGTTCCCGCCGGAGTTTACTATTTCTGCTAATATCCGCGTGGAGCAGCGTGAGATCAACCAGGGTTCCGGTGATATCCTGGAAGATAAGTATAATGAGGGTCTTGAGTCGGTTATGGTCGCGGAAGATCGGCGCTGGAAGCAGCTTGCCGACGCTACCGTTGGCCTTGAGCATCAGTTAAAGTATTTGGCTGGTGGCCTTAACCCGACCGCGTTTGCTGAAATGCGGACGGAGTTGAACCGCTATGCTATTACTCCGATGCATGTGGTAATGTCGGCTGACTATTGGAACGACATTATCGGTAATAGCCAGTTCTCCGGCTGGTTTGACCCGCTGACGAAGTATGAAATTGTCACGACCGGTGAGTTGGGCCAGATGCTCGGCCTTACCTTCATCACGGACGGTTTCCGTCAGGAAAATCTGCGCGTTCTCGAACAGGGCGATCTTTACCTTGTTGGTGATCCGCAGATGCATGGTGGTTATACGGATCGCGGCCCTGTTCAGTCTAATCCCGTGGATCAGTATGCGGACGGCTCACCCGCTCGCGGTTGGTTCATGTTTGAGGAATTGAGCATGGTTATCGCCAACCCGCGCAGCGTGATTAAGGCTAAAAGAACTTGATCTAGCCCAATCTGGTAAAGTTAGGGGGTAGAAATACCCCCTAACTAATACCGGAGGCGAACGTGGCTACTTGTCTTTTTGTAAAAACCGGCCCTAAGCCTAAAAGCAAAGCAGAGAGGCAAAAAGAATTAGACGCTAAATATGGCAAACGCGAATACCTGTTGCTTGCTTATAGCCATACCACTAAACCAGCTACAGTAAGGCACAAATGTGGTCAGGAATTTGAAGTTAAGCGTGCGGAATCTTTGTTTCGTGGTTTAGCCCGTTGCTCTTGTCAGCATACCAAGCAAAGCTATCGCACACTTGACAGCTACAATCAGGAAATAGCTACTAAACGTCCCGGATTTGAATGTATAGAATTCAATGGTATTGGCAATACGCAAAACACATACAAACGACTAAAATGCGGCCATACATATCAGCAGTCTTTCAATAGCTTCAACTTATCCAAACATTGTCCCGTATGTGCTGGGCCGTTTGGCAGCAAGTTGAATAGATTTAGCGAGGCTGATTTCAAGCAAAGACTACATGACCGTTTCGGCAAGGCGTATAAACTAACAGGTAAGTATATAAACACTAAAGTTGCTACAACATTTAAACACAAATGCGGTCATACGTTTACTATTACCCCAGGAGATTTACTAAGGCGACACTACGATTATTGCGAGGTATGTAATAACTCTAAAACCATTGCAAAATATAAAATAGTTACAGTAGATGGCTTTATATTTAAAATGCAAGGTCATGAACCTTTTGTATTGCCAAAACTTGTAAGACAATATGGTGCTAAAAACATAGTGTGTAATCACCCCCGTAAGCTTCGTTTCAGATATACCTATAATAAAATCCGCTCATCTTACTATCCTGACTTTTATGTGCCTTCTGAAAAGCTGGTAGTGGAAGTAAAAAGTTTAGCTACACTTGGATTATTGCCTGATAAGCTACATCCGTTCGGCACCAATTTATTCCGTAGGATGAAAGCAAAAGCAAAACAGGTTAAAAAGCAAGGTTACAAGTTTAGATTATACCTAATGGAAGGTAATAGAAGAATAAAGCTACCTACCAAGTGGTATGCCATGAGTAAGCAACAGGTATTAGCGTATATTAAGACTAATTCTCAAGCCATCAACGTTCTCAAGCAATCCGCTGACTATTGGAGAGATAATCATGCCGCAGGAGAATAACCCCGATAGGCAGAAAGTGGTAGCGGCCCGACGTAAAGGCCCTTTCCGCTATAATGCAATTCGGGAAGTTGTCTTGAAGGCGGCTGACGATTTGACGAAGGCCATTGCCAAGCAAAATCCTGGTATTGACCCGGATGCGTTTGAAGATGATCTTCGTGCGCTGGTAAAGCGTCACGGTGGCGGTATGCCTGCCGAAGCGTCGGTCAGCGATAATTCGTCGAAGCCTTCTTACATCTTCGCTGGTGATATGCTGTGCCTCGCGCATGAAGCATTCCAGCAAAAGAATTACAAAGAAGCTTTCAAGCTGTTCTCGTCGGCTATGGAAACCGATGATGTGCAGGACTTGATTGCTGGTATTGCTGCCATGAACGAGGAATCGGGCTTTGGCAGCGAAGAAATGTCGGACGATGCTGACCCCGCTCCTGATATGGCGGAAGATGAAGAATCCGACGAAATGGATGACGCGATGGAAGAAGCCGTCGCGGAATTCGAGGAAGATGAAGAATATTCTGAGGATGACGAGGAAATGGAGGGCGACGAGCCCGACATGGAGGAAGATTCCGAAGAATATGACGAAAGTGACGAGGAAGAAGAATACGACGACGAATCTGAAATGGAGGATGAAGAATCCGAAATGGAAGATGAGTCTGAGGAAGATGCCGGTGACGCTTTTGGTCCCGATGCTGTCATGGCTGCCCCGCTCAAGGGCAAAAAGACTGCCCGTAATTCTAAGGTTGTCTCCGCCGTTGACCAGCGCCTTCGGGCAATTCTCAACAAGGCATCTATTGATGGCTCCGAGGAAAGCCGCAGGGCTGCCACGAAGCTTCTTGCTCGTCACTCCGACAGTAATAAAAAGCACCGTAAGTAAAATTCAGCAATTCCGATTGCAGGAGGGGGCGAGGGCGATCAAAAGTCCTCGCCCTTTTTCTTTTCATGGCAGAAACACGCATTGACGATTTGCCTGAGTCAGATGTTTTTGAAATAAGTATTCTAGGCTTAGGCCAGCAGTTGCAGCGATTCTTCCCGGATCGCACAATTGACGTGGTTACAATTGCAGGTATGACAGCATTACGTTCAATGGCGCGCAAGAACGCGGGAAAGATAAAATTCCCGTTCTTTGCTATGCGTCCGTCCAGCCTTGCCAAGAACGGTGAGGGATACAATCCAACAATTCTTGCTCGCCGTGGTCGCATAGGTCCACGCCTTAGCGGTGATACCGGCAACATTACCGACGCCGTATTTCATCTTGTGCCCACCAAGGTAACTATGAACGTCAATATGCTGACTAATGATTTTAAGGATGTAATCCGGTTTTCACAGCGTTGGATGTTTGCTTCTATTAAAAACTATCTCAACTATCAACTAGACGTAGAAGGGGAAGCCCCCATCAATATCCATGTGCAATTGATGGAAGAATTTACTTTCCCTGATATGGAAAACGAAGATGTGGGTGAACTATTCAATGTAGAAGCCACATTGACGCTAAACACTTACCTTGGTTATGTCCGTAAAAGGGTAGCGATACAGTCGGCCCTTATTACTACCAGTAGTGTTAACGAAACAGAAAATGGTTCTACTGTGCAGCCAACCAGCACAAACCAGGCTAATTTTGCAGGAACCTGATAGAAGTGACTGCCATGCAGGTATGCCTCACAACTGAAATGCGAATTGGCAGGACGACTTTAGCAAGTCGTCGCAATCTTGATGACTTAACAGTTGTTACCGACCTTGTTGACGTAAATAACCTGCTGGAAACTTCATTGGTTCTGCCGGTTAACAACGCCGACGGTAACGATATTGCTGCCGAATATACGTTACCACATGCGGTTAGCAAATTTTTATATATTGCATGTTCGGCTTCGTTGCAGATTACTCTGCGACGGACTATCAGCGGATCACCAGTAGATTTTGTAATTCCCATTGACCGTATATTTACTGTTACCGCTGCTTTTACATTGGTCAAAATCAAAAACATCAGTCAAACAGAGATTTGCAAAGCGCGGATTATAGCCGCGTAAGACAATAGGAGATTGATAATGAGCGCAGGCCGTTATATTACCCTTTATAATTCCAACCGCAACGCTGATCTGGAAGCCCGTTCGGCTGACGGCGATTCGGTTCTTATCCCGCCCAATCAAAGTGTCAAGGTAATGAAAAAGTTTACCTGGGCGCTTTCTCCTGGCTTACAGATTGTTGAAGGCGATACCATCGTCGCCAAGTCGGCGGGTTAAAACCCATCATTAAGGAATAATTCAATTTAGGAGATTCGCGATGCCTGCTTTTTACCTGCGTCCGGGCGTTTTCCCGCGTGAAATTGATCTTTCGGAGCGCGTAGCTGCTATTAGCACCAGCGTCGGTGCGGCTGTGTTTGGCTCCAAAAAGGGTCCGATGAAGCCGACCCTTATTACCAATAAGCAGCAGTTTCTCGACCTTTATGGTAAGCCCGACGTTTCCTGGGGCGATTATGGTCATCATTCCTGCCTTGCCTTCCTGGTAAATGGCCGTGCGCTTTGGGCGCAGCGCGTTGTCAATGAAGCGCGCTATGCTGGTATGCGTGTGGTGAATAATAAGGACGGCGGCGCTGGTGATGCTACCTATTTCGCGCCGTTCCCTACCGGCCCGCTCAAGGACTATGAAACCGGTGGGCAGCAGTATCAGCATATTATTTTCTCGGGTCCGCTGGTTGCCAGCAATACGGTTACTGTAACTCTTAAGCAGGGAGTTACCGAGGTAACTGTTGAGCAGCAGCTTACCGGCGGTCTTACGCATGATGGTGTGCTGGCTGCTTTGGCCGAAAAGATTACTAAGGCCATGAATGACCAATGGGCTGCCAATTATGAGGATGATGACGACCTCACGCCGCTCAAGAATATCGGCCATGCTGGCGTAATTACCGTTGGCAGCACCGCGACGGATGACCGGATTATCAGGGTTGTTTCTCCCGAGGGGCAGCTTATTGATATCGAAATCGCTATTACTGGCTCGACGCCGCCGTTCGCTTATGTTGCCAAGCGTCCGTGGCTGTTTGAAATTTATGCTGAGAACCCCGGCGCCTGGGGCAATGACGTTGGTATCAAGCTGGTCAATGTTGATCAGGGTGTAAAGCAGCGTCGTAAGATTGCTTTTACTGGAACTTTTGTGGCTGGTAACGGCCCGAAATTCCAGGCTGCTATTATGCTCAAGAATAAGCGCGTGACCGTTAATACCGTCATTATGGCGACGGACGACACGCACAACATGATGATGGAGAAGATTGCTGACGCGCTGCTTAATGCGCTCGGTGGTCGCGGTGTTGGCGCAGACGTAGAAATCGTGCGGACGGCGCCTACGGTTGGTAACGATAATCTGGTCGAGATTATTCTTACTGCCCCGGAAGATGGCCCCGACGTTTTCAACATCGTCGATATTGCCATTACTGCTACTAGCGGTTCGCCGCCGACTGCGGTAGTAACTGAAACCCGCGCTGGTATTGCCAAGTCCGACGTATTTGAATTGTGGGTCTATACCCGCGATAATATTACTACGCCGGTTGAAAAGCACGTTGTCTCGTTCAAGGAACAGGTTGACGGCTTTGGTAATCAGCAGTTCATCGAAGAAGTTATTAACAATAGCGCGTCGCGTTCTGCCTATATCCGCGTTCGCTATAATAATGAAGATACCTCTGGTTCGCTTAATAACATTTTGTCTGATATGAGCGTGCAATGGTTGAACGGCGGTAGTGATGGTATTAAGGCTACGTCGGCTAACATTGTCACGGCCTGGGACAATTTTGACGACCGCGCCCGCTATGACGTTCGTATCCTGATTAATTGCGGCTATACCTCGCAGTCTGTCCATAATAAGATGGTGCAGATTGCTGAGAAGCGGCGTGACTGCTTTGCAATTCTTGACGTGCCTATGGCTAGCCAGAATACGCAAAATGCGCTGGAATGGCGTGCAAATAGCAGCCCCAATTCTTCGTATGCGGCTGCCTATGCGCCGTATATCAAGATTATGGATGAGTTTACCAACCGCACGATCAGCGTGCCGCCTTCTGGTTATATTGCCGCAGTATTTGCCTTTACTGATGCCGTAGCTGCTGAGTGGTTTGCGCCTGCTGGTCTTAATCGCGGCCTTGTCAAGAATATCATTAGCTTGACCAAGGAATACAGCACGGCTGATGAAGAATTATTGTTCCCGAAGCAGATCAACTGCATTGTGAAGCGTCCTGGTAAGGGCTACCCGATTATGGGTGCCGAAACGACGCAGAGCAAGGCGTCGGCTCTTAGCAATATCAACGTTCGGCGTATGCTTATTACCATCGAGGTTTCGCTGGTTGATGCGCTGGATTATACTGTTTACGAGCCTAACGATTCTTACACCCAATTCCAGGTGGTGCAGCTTTGCAATAACTTCCTCGACCCGATTAAGACTGGTCGCGGCCTTTATGATTACAAGGTTATTTCTGACGACAGCAACAACAAGCCGTATCACAAGGATGCGGGTCAGTTGAACGTGGATATTCTGATGAAGCCGGTTATTCCGGTGAAATTCATCCGCCTGTCCTCTATCATTACGCGGACGGGCGCCTCGTTTGACGAGATTATTGGAATGCTGAATGGCTAATCGCAATTAATTGTATATAGGAGATTGAACATGCCGCGTGTAGATATTGACCGGGTTCGGGGCTTACCTGATATCATTTCGACGGCTGAGTTTGAGTTTATCATCGGCTCTATCCCCGGTGGCTCGACCGACCGTGATATGATTGTTAAGTGTCAGCAGGTTTCTTACCCTGGTATGGGTCAGGAAACCTTTGAGGTTCCGCTGCACGGCTTTGTTGTGAATTTCCGTGGTCGCAAGACGTATCCGCGCACGCTTACGGTTACTTATGCCGAAGATCGCACGATGGATACGACGCGGAACATGGAGTCTTGGCTGGAATTTATTGTCGGCACTCGTTCCGGCACGTCGGCTGGTTATAAGCGTGCATATGCGGTGGACAATGCACAGCTTATTACCTACGACAATACTGGCCGAGAAATTAAGCGGGTTGTGTTCTTTGGCTTACAGCCGCAGGACAA